ATTACAGCTGGGTGCGCCGCGAGAGCTTCGAGCTACCCACTAGTGCATCCGACCGGCGGATCATCACCGCAGCCAAGGCAGCCCTGGGGCTGACTGGCCAGCGGTGCCGGCGGTTTGATTGTGGCGAGGGTTTCGAGCTGCGGCCCGTAGGATCCTGCACCGTTGCGTTCGTGCTGCCCTCCTATTGACTGGCACCCCCACCGATCACCGGCCCGGCCACTGTGCTGGGTCTTTTTGCTGCGCGGCCTGCGGCCGCTTGCAAGGTACAGCCTAAGATTGAAGCAAACAGCCCGGGGATCTTAACAATGGCCGAACAGCCGGAAGCTAACACCGAAGCGCCGGAAGTTGCGGCGGAAGATTTAACCGCGAACGGTTATCCCCGTGATAGCGCCGAAAGGATGCGGCGAATCTACGGCAAGCGCAATCCTGACGCAGTGATAGAGCAACGTCAACAGCGGCTATACAAACGGCAACTAGACGGGCTCACCACACGGCAACTGGTGCTAGAGCACGCAGAAAGAGAGGGCATCGCTGTAAGTACAGCCTGGAAAGACTGGGACGCTGTGCAACAGTGGGTAGCGCAGGATTTCGAGCGGGAGAGGCCGCGGTTAGTCTCTCGAATCGCTCAGATGAGGGAACGGCTGTTCTCTGCTGCCGTGCGGAAGGGTCAGCTGCAGACTGCTGCGATGTTGCTAAAAGACATGGGCGCCGTGGTCGGTGAGGTCGCACCGGAAGCCCAGGCCGCCGCGGCCCCAGTGCTGCGTGTGGAGATTGACGATAAGCGCAACGCAGAGTCTTAGGCTGAGATCCAGCGCCTTAGGTTGAGACAGTAGACAGCTGCAGAACCGGCAGCCACTGCCCTGGCGCGGGCTGCTGCTGTCTTTATACTGTGCAAGACAACAACGGACGCCGACCCATGGCCCACCCCTCCATCAACCCCAAACTTGCCGCCGGCCTGCTGTTCGCTGGGGCCGCTTGCTGCACGTTCCTTCCCCTTACCGCTCTCCTGGTGTTCGCCGGCGGTGGTGCTCTGTACCTGGACGCCGCACGCTGAGCCCACCTACAACAAAGCCCCCCTAAGCGGGGGGCCTTCTTTGTGCCTGCCTGCTCAGCTGCAGGCCGCTTCCAGTGAGGCTATGGGGTCATCACTGGCGGCAGCTGCAACCAGAGCCAGGCCGCCTACGCAATACTGCGTGAGGTTAACCTCAGCGAGCCAGCGGCCAACAGCGAGAGGATCTCGGCGGCAGTGGATGCCGTGAGCGCGGAGAGCTTCGGCGGCGATGCGTACGGAGGTCATGGGGGGCTGTGTGTGCCTACTTGTTAAGTATAACACCACCGCCGCTTCAGCGTGGCAGACTTGTTACACTTTGCAATCTGGCCGGGGGTGGGGTTCGAGTTCTGGCGGAGTGGGAGTGGGTCCCAGGGAACCTACTGATATAACTGAGTTTCCTTCTACTGTGCTAAACTAACCTCTTCTGTACTACATCCCCATGTTTTTCCTGCCCCTGGTACTCGCCCAAGTCATCCCCCTGACGCAAGTCAACTCGATGTGCCCCGTCGGCTACTACGGCCAGACCGGCTACTGCATCCCCACCAAATCCATCAACTCGCATAACCAGTCCATCAACTCCTCCGGCAACACCTGCCCGGTTGGAACGTACCGCAACAACGGCTATTGCACCGGCTACCGCAACCCTTAGGGGGGCAGGGGTTCAATTCCTGTAATACCCTAGAAGGTACCCGTACCCGAAAAAGTGACCGAAACGGCTGGAACCCTCTCGCTCCGCTACGCCCAGGGGCAAGTGTTTTCCAGCCGTAAACGCTTCCGTGTCTTGGTAGCCGGCCGTCGCTTCGGCAAGAGCTACCTCTCCTGCATCGAACTCTTGCGTGGGGCAATCGAACGCCCCGGCGAAACCTTTTTCTACGCCGCCCCCACCTACCGCATGGCGAAAGACATCGCCTGGAAGGTACTAAAAAAACTAGTCCCCAAAGCCTGGATCAAATCCAAAAACGAGACCGACCTGAAAATCGAGCTGGTGAACGGCTCCACCATCGAACTGAAGGGCACTGAAAACGCCATGGCCCTACGAGGCCGCAGTCTGGCTGGCGTGGTGCTCGACGAAGCCGCCTTCATGTCCAGCGACGTCTGGTTCGAGGTCATCCGCCCCGCCCTCGCCGACAAACAAGGCTGGGCATTGTTCATTTCCACGCCCGACGGCACGGCCAGCTGGTTCTACGACCTCTGGTGCTATTGCGACCAGGACGACCCGGACTGGCACCGGTGGCAATTCACCACGATCGACGGCGATAACGTCCCACCGGAAGAAATTGAAGCCGCCCGCGCCCAGCTTGACGCCCGCACCTTCCGCCAAGAATTCGAGGCCAGCTTCGAGAATCTCAGCGGTCTCGTCGCCGTCTCATTTAGCGACGAAAACATCGACAGCGTGGTGCAAGACCTGCCGGTGCTGCCTTTGCTGCTGGGCGTCGACTTCAACGTGGACCCCATGTCCGCCGTATGTGCGGTCAAAAAAGGCGACGTGCTCTGGGTTTTCGACGAAATCATCATGACCGGTGGCGCCACCACCTGGGATCTATGCGAAGAAATTCAGACCCGCTACGGCGTGGAGCGCCGCATCATCGCCTGCCCAGACCCCACCGGCGGCGCCCGCAAAACCAGCGGCGTTGGCGCCACCGACCACAACATCCTCCGAAAGTCCGGCTTCACGGTCTCCAGCCCCCGAAATCCCTGGAAAATCCGCGACAAAATCACCTGCGTCAACACCGCCCTCCTCGATGCCTCTGGAACGCGCCGCCTCTTCATCCACCCCAAGTGCAAAGAACTAATCAAATCCCTCCGCACGTTGACTTATGCCCCCGGAACCGGCCTCCCCAACAAAAATCTCGGCGTAGACCACGCATTTGACGCCCTGGGCTACCTCTGCCTGCAAACTTTCAACCTCGCCAAACCAGAGAACCTGGGAAAGACCTCCTATCGTGTGTGGTAAGTACGACGACTGGTTATGCCTGGACATTACGGCGACATGAAGATGCCCAAAAAAGGTAAAGCTAAGCCGATGCCGGCCAAGAGCACCAAGAAAAAAGCACCTAAGAAAAAGTAATGGCTAAAAAATCCGGTTTGTACGCCAACATTGCGGCCAAACGCAAGCGCATCGCCGCCGGCAGCGGCGAAAAAATGCGTAAGCCTGGAACCAAGGGCGCCCCCACCGCCGCTGCCTTCAAAGCATCCGCCAAAACCGCCAAAAAAGGCAAGAAATAGGCCATGTCCTTATTCGTCCAGACCTCCTCCTACACCAACCCCTTTGTAACCACGGCTCTACCCGTTGGTGTCGGAGATGCTTTTGGACGTCTACGCACATCTAACCCACTTACTCTTTTCGATTCCAGCCACCGATACCACGACAACGGCCTCTGGGCCACCTCCACCGCCACCGGTGGAACGTCCACGTTCGACGTTAACGCCGGCCTCGTCAACCTCGCCGTAACCACCAGCTCCGGCTCCGAGGTCATCCGCGAAACCACCAAATGCTGTTCATACCAGCCGGGCAAATCCCTGCTGGTGATGTCCACTTTTACACTGAACCCCGCCAAAACCGGCCTCCGCCAGCGCGTCGGCTACTACGGCGCTGCCAACGGCATGTACCTAGAACTTGCCAATAACACCCTCTCCTTCGTCGAACGCAGCTCCTCCACCGGCTCCCTCGTCGAAACCCGCGTCTCCCAATCCGACTGGAACACCGACCCCCTAAACGGCGACGGCCCCTCCAACCTCGAACTGGACACCACAAAGTCCCAAATCCTTTGGATGGACATTGAATGGCTGGGACTCGGCACCGTCCGCCTAGGTTTCGTTATTAACGGCAAATTTATCCATTGCCATTCCTTCCACCACGCCAACATCATTACTTCAACTTATATCACCACCGCCTCACTTCCTCTCCGATACGAAATAACAAACACCGCCGCCACAACAAGCGCCAGCACCCTCAAACAGGTCTGCTCGACTGTACTTTCCGAAGGCGGCTACGAACTCCGCGGCCTCCAACAAGCCATCGGCACCACCATCACCGCTCCACACGCACTTACCACCGCCGGCACTTACTACCCGGTTATTTCCTTACGTCTTAAAGCAGCTGCACTAGACGCAATCGTCATTCTCACCGCTCTATCCATCCTGGGCGCCTCCGCCAACGCCAACTACAACTGGCGCGTAATGGCTAACGCCACCACTACCGGCGGCACTTGGACAAGCGCCGGTAGCGAATCCAGCGTCGAATACAACCTCACCGGCACCTCCACAGCCGGCGGCCGCATCCTGGCCCAGGGCTACTTCAGCTCCACCAACCAAAGCACAGCATCCGTAGACATCCTCAAGGAAGCCCTATTCAAATTCCAACTGGAACGCAATGGCCTCACCTCCACCCCTTACGAACTAAGCCTTGTTGTTACAGCCAGTGCGGCAACGTCTAATGTGCACGCATCCATGGACTGGGAAGAAATCAGCCGCTGATGACCATCCAGACAATCACCGGCAGCTGCCTCCACATCGAAATTGACGGCGAGGAAGGCACCACGCACGCCACGTTTGTATTCAAAACCCCCTCAATCCCTGACACCTTGGGCAACTTTATCAAGATGCTCGCTATGGGCATCGAAGTGCTGGTGCCCATCGAAAACCCCGAAGACGAGGAGGAAGACGATGATTGAGTATCGCGGCGAAAAATTCGACGGCTACAACAAGCCCAAGCGCACCCCCAACCACCCCAAAAAGTCCCACGTCGTCCTCGCCAAGGAAGGCGACACGGTAAAACTCATCCGTTTCGGCCAACAGGGCGTATCTGGCTCACCAGCACAAAAAGGAGAGTCAGCAGCAGACAAGGCCAGAAGGGCATCGTTCAAGGCGCGTCACGCCCAAAATATCTCCAAGGGCAAAATGAGTGCCGCCTACTGGGCAAATAAGGTGAAATGGTGACTATCTCCCCTCAACTTTATGAATCCACATTTTCAACTCCAACACATATTTTCTCAACGTATCTGCCTTCTCTAAATGCCAAACATTCCCAGTTTCCATGTACTGGTGCATGTGATTATCAACGCCCCTCAAACACTGGTGAATGAGCGCGTTCCACGGCTCCCGCACGGGCGTGTTCCACTCACGCACGAGACACACCTAGATCTCTAGTGCCAAAATAGGTACAAAGTAGGAGTCAAGCCGTGGTCTACAGCGCCAATATCCCACCAACTGGTGCTGTAGTCAGCGAATCCCCGTTTGTCCGCAGCCTGGACGTCATCGCCATGATGCCGGACTGGAGCGTAATGGCCGCCGTCACCAGCGGCACCAACTACCTGCGGGACATGAGTGAAACTTATCTCCCGCAAGAACCCCGCGAAGACGACGACGCCTACCAAACCCGCGTTGACCGCAGCGTCCTGAGCCCCTACACCAGCCGCCTCATCGAAACCGCCGCTGGCGCCATCCTCCGCAAACCCATCCACGTCGAAGGCGACCCCTACTGGCTGGACCTGATCCAAAACATCGACGGCTTGGGCTCCAACATCAACGAATACGCCCGCCGCGCCTTGGTCAGCAGCCTGACCTACGGCCACAGCGCCATCCTCGTTGACTACCCAGCCGCCGCTGGAGCGATGAATCTGGCGGAAGAGCGTGCGATGGGCCGCCGCCCCTACTTCGTCCACGTCGATGCCTTCCAGATCTGGGGCTGGCGCAAAGAACCCGGCACCAACCGCCTGCTGCAAGTCCGCATCCACGACTACGACGTCCGCCCCCTCAACGAGTTCGGCGAAGAACAGGTCGAGGAAATGCGCGTCATCTACCCCGGCCGCTACGACCTCTACACGCTGGGCCAAGAGATCGTCGAATTTACCTCCACCGGCGGCTACAGCCTCGACGAAATCCCCCTGGTCCCGATCTACAGCAACCGCCGCGGCCTGCTGATCTCCCAGCCCCCACTGCTGGACATCGCCAACCTCAACATCACCCACTACCAACGCCAAGCCGACCTAATCCACGCCCTCCACATCGCCGCAATGCCCACCCTCGTCCTAGAGGGCTGGGACGACACGACTGGCTCCGCAACGATGGGTGTCAACTACGCCATCGCCATGCAACCGGGCAACAAGGCGTACTACGTGCAGGCCGACGCCACCAGCTTCGACGCCCAAATGGCCGAGCTGGAGTCGTTGGCATCTCAAATGTCCACGCTGGGCGTCACCAAACTCTTTGGTCAAAAGTTTGTGGCCGAGTCTGCCGAGGCCAAGCGTATCGACCAAGCCCAATCCAACAGCGTCCTCTCGATCATCAGCCAAGAGCTGGAGAGCGCCCTCAACCAAGCCTTCGAGTTTGCCGCCCAGTACGTCGGCATCGAAGCCCCCGAAATCACAATCGACCGCGACTTCGACTACTACCGCCTGATCGGCCAAGACGTCGCCGTCCTGACCCAACTCAACCAAGCAGGCAAGATCAGCGACGCCATGCTGCTGGAAGTCCTGCGCCGCGGCGAAGTCCTGCCCGACAACATCAACATTGAGGACGAGCTGGAAGTCTCCACCGAGAACGCCCTCGCCCTGCCCGAAGCCGCCGAGAACACCGGCGACGAGGACATGGAAGAGCGCGAAGAGGAACTCAATTCTTAACTGCTAATCTAGAACCGTCCAAGTAATACACAACCGTGCCCGAAGAACAGCAAGCAGCAGTCACTCCCGTGGAGCCTGTTGCCCCTCAGCCTGTGGCTGAAAGCTCCGATCTGGCCGCCCAACTCGAAGCACTTCGTGCGAAAAACCAAGAGTTGATCGCCGAGCGCCGCAAGGACCGCGAAAACCGCGAATCCCTCCAATCCCAGCTGGAAGAATTGCGCCAAGCGCAAGAATCCGCCAAAACCGCCAAATTGGCCGAATCTGGCGAGTTCAAAACCCTCTGGGAAGAGGCCCAACAAACTGTTGCTGACCTCAAGCAACAAATGGCGGCAAAAGAAGCGGAAGTCGAGCAAATCCGCCAGGGTTACTCAAAAGAGCAACTCCGCGCTGGCGCCATCGCCCAACTCTCTTCTGCTGGTGCGCTTGCACCCGATCAGCTGTATCGTTTGGTGCAGGAGAACTTACGCGCCAAAGAAGGACAGCCTGTGGCTTATGTCGGCGGCGTGGAAGTTCCGATTGGCGAGTATATCGCCAACTTAAAAAACCCCGGCAGCGGTTACGAGCACCACTTTGCGGCTACGAACCGCGCCGGTATGGGTGTCACGGGTAGTGCCCGCGCCACCGCCCTCCCCGGCCAATCCAACCCCTGGTCCAAGGACGCCTGGAACGTCACTCAGCAAATGATGATGCTCGCCAGCGACCCCGACAAAGCTAGGTTGTTGAAAACAGAAGCCGGTTTCTAGCCCCTGTGGGGCACCTCCCCAACCCTGACTCCACTGGAGCTAACCCATGTCTGCTTCTAACAGCAACTTCGGGGGAACTTTTCTCTCGAACCTTGTTACCCGTCCTGAATTTCTTCAGTACACCGCTGAAGGCATCTTCGAGCAATCGAAGTGGATCCAGAGCGGCATTGTGCAGCGCAACGCTGCCCTCGACGCCCGCGCTGGCGGCACCCGCGTGCGCGTGCCCTTCTTCGATCCCATCGCCCCGACCGAAACCCAAATCCTGTCCACCTCCAGCTGGAACGGTGGCCTGGGTTATCTGACCGCCCAGAACGTCACTGCCGACGAGCAGATTATGACGATTCTGCACCGTGGTTTTGCTTATGCGGCCGATGACCTCAGCAAACTCGGCTCCGGCGCCGACCCCTTGGCCCACGTCCGCAACCAACTGTCTGCAGCCATCAACAAGCTGAAGACTGCCACCCTGGCAGCCCAACTGCTGG